GCGAGCGCCGGGATTTAGACGTGGTAGTTCGTCGGAATCGTCAGTTGTGTATAAGAGACATATTGAAGACCGTTCTCTGTACAGAGAACGGTCTTCAATGATTCGCAGATGACAGACATGAACAGTCTGTCAAATGCAATGCTCAGTCGTCCGACCGAGCTCTCACCGATAATCACTCACCTGGCAGGTAAGGAGGATATGCGTTTCCCACTGTCTTTCCTTTCGGAAGGTATGGGCAACTCAGAGTCCATCGCCAATCAGGAGTATGAGTATCGTATCCAGACGCGGAAGCTGATGACCCGTCCGTTGAACACTACCAATGCCAATGCGAATCTTGGTCAAGGTGGTTCCACGTTCGAACTGGTGTTCCCCGACAAATGGTTCGTGTTCCCTTACGTGATCGTGAACGGTCAAGGTGAGCAGGCACGTATCATGAAGGAGCCTGAGGAAGTTATCGGAGGTGGCGCTTACACCTACACTCTTCGTCTGGTGAATCCTGATCCTGCCGCTGTGCTTACATCCGGCTTTACTCAAGGAGATCTATGGGCCCAGATGTTCGCCCCTGTCGGTGTGGACTTCTCCCGTGGTAATGCTTCCAACTGGCAAGCTCCAGGCAAGGTCCGCAACAAACTGACCACTGTGCGTAAATCTTACCATATGTCAGGTAATGCGAAGGATTTTGTTGCTGAGTTCACACTTCCGAAGAAAGGTGGTGGTACCACTAAACTCTGGATGGACTATGAGGAGTACCAGCACTACCTTGCGTTCAAGGAAGAGTGTGAGATGTACTACTGGTATGGCCAACGTACCTACGGTGTGAACGGTGTTGTCACCATGACCGATGAGAATGGCCAACCTGTTGTGATCGGCCCAGGTCTGTTGGAGCAGATCATCAATCAGGAGACCTACTCCACAATGACCGAAGGCTTCCTGAAGAATGTGATCGGTGATCTGTTCTACGGTATGACAGATGCTTCCAAGAAAGTGGTCAATCTCTACACTGGTACCGGTGGTGCCCGTGAGTTTGACGAAGCTTTGAAGAATCACTTCGGTGCCAATGCTTGGAAAACAGGTGGTGAGACCCGTTTCATCACAGGTTCAGGTCGTTCTCTGGGACTTACAGGGTACTTCAAGAACTATGAGCACATCGATGGCCACAGTGTGAACGTGATCAAGATGCCATTGTTCGACAATGGTGCTCTTGCCCAGGCTGCTGACAAGCACCCTATCACAGGATACTCTCTGGAGTCTTACCGTATGGTGTTCGTGGATCAGTCTTCTTATGACGGTCAGAACAACCTTCGTCTGATCAACCAGAAGAACCGTGAATATCTCCGTTGGTGTGTGGCCGGTTCAGTCGTTCCTCGCGGATTCGATTCGAACACAAGCCGTGCAAGTGACGTTGACGGTGCATCTGTTCACATGCTGAAAACAGCTGGTATCAGTCTGATGCGTTTCGACACATCTTTGGATATCCGTTGTATCGCATCCTAATTGACCTACAGACCGGGGGAGGAGAGATCTTCCTCCGGTTTCCAAGGTGGTTATTCTTCCACCATTCATAAATCTAAAAACAAGAACCATGGCTGAAAAGACAGTCGAACGAGTAGAAGTAGTGAAAGAAGTTCCAAACCTTTCACATGTGGTGACCCTCAGGGCAAAACCTTTGAACAACCATCTTCCTGCCATTGTACAGGCAGAAGCGATCACAAAACTTTCAAGTGTGTTTGTGAATCGACAACCACTTCGAGGATTGGATTCCGAAGAAGAGGAAAAGAAATATCTTGCAGAGATACTTGATGTGCGTCCCGATGACCGTGAGTGGTCCAAGGAAGTACGTAAATTCTGGGCAGAACTCCGTATCCCTGTGGATTTCCGAGGAAAACCACTTGAGATAGGACAGCATCCCGATGGTACCCCTGTGAATCTGATGGATTACATCCATTACCGTTTTGCCAAGAAACATATTCTTGTGGCAGACAGCGAAGAGAACATGCGGAAAGATCCAAGGAAACGTTTCTACATCCTTGATCCACAGAAAGAAGCTCAGAAGAAGAACCGGAATGTACAGGTTGCAAAACTTGCAGACCGTGAATTCATCAAATCCACTGACAATGTGGCCCGTATGAAGAATCTTCTTCAGGTATTGAGCAAAGCAAAACTCAATGTGGAGAAACTTTCCACTGATACTCTTGAGAACATGTTGTTCGATATCAAGAATCTCCGTCCTGCAGATTTCATCGCAGTGGCCCAGGATCCGGATCTCGATCTTCGTGCAGAGATCTCCTCTTTCATTGAGGCAGGTGTTCTGATCAAGATGGGAAATTCACTGGTGCACATGAATGACACTATCTCAGACAGTGAGACCGAAGCTGTGACAGTGTTCAAGAATCCAAAGAATTCTGGTCTTCTGAACATCCTCAGGACCAAGTACAAGGAAGCTATACGATGACAGTTCTTGAAATGCACATAGCCGTAAGGCAACGGGTTGATAGGATCAACTCCATCCGAAATGATCAGTTGAGGCCGGAAGAAGTGGATCTGGAACTGAACAAGGAGATGCTGCGTTTCATAAACATAAGGTACGGACGGAACAACATATACGGTAAAGGATTCGAAGAGAGTCAGAAACGTATAGATGAACTCAGGAATCTTCTTGTGGAGTACACTGACAGCGTTATCTTCAAAGAAGAACTTGTGAACGGAAGGATCTGGACAGACATGTTCAGACTTCCTTCCGATTACATGTATCTGGTGAATCAGAGAAGTTCCATCTACTTGGATGATTGTAAAAAGATGGGTTTCACATTGCAACCCCTTCCCAATATTCTGTATTTCACATTCAGATTGGACCAACTTCTGGTACAGTCTGGAAGTTATCTGTCAGGGATCCGTCTTCAGAACACGGTACTGGGAACTGCACCCACATTACAGGCAACTGTATGGGAACCTTCAAGCTCATTGCTCACATCCGGATTTGTTCCGAACAGTTTTCCACAGGCGAATCAAGCTGTGATCAACGACATCCTTACAAATCCTGGGAATGGATTCCAGATATTCTGGCAGTCATTCGGACCGATAGATGTGCCGGGAGAATTCATAGTGATAGTGGACATGAACGCACACCCATGGTTTGAATGGGATGCTTCCATCGGAACACCTACACCTCTTGTGTCCTACAACTCATTGAATACTCAGGTATTTCAAAGTGTTCCGAAGATCATGGACAGGAGTGCAATGACAAAACGCATACCTACCTCACAGACTGCCAAGATCACTCAGGTATTGAACCGATTCTCCCAGCAGGACGACATATTCAGACTGCTTGATGATCCTTTCAATACTACGAACGAGCGTGAACCATTGACCACTATGCGGGATAACTTCATAGATGTGTATTCCAGTGCTGTATTCATGATAGATCAAGTGAAAATCACATACATACGTAAACCATTGCCAATAAGTCTATCTTTGGGCTACGATTGTGAATTACCTGAGCATGTTCATGAGGATATCGTTGCGATGACAGCCAATGCGATATTGGAAGGAACAAAAGATCCAAGGTATCAGACACATACCATTGAAACTTCAAACAAAGAGTAAATCCATCATTCATCCATCAATAACCACTTAAAAGAACTAAAATGAGACAGCTTCTTGTGAGCACGGGCGCCGTCCCTGTTTTTACGGCAGGAGTACTGAATGCAGGAGCAGTAGAGATCCTGAAAAAATCAGCATCCGGTCCCACTCCGCTGGTAGCAGGGGACATAATCACGGACTCTGATGAGATCCAATTTGTCCAAGGTACAGGAGTGAAGAACATCTTCAGTCCATGGATCAAAGGCAATGAGGTGATCAAATGGCGAGGACAGTCCTATACTGCCCAGGTACCTCAGGTGAGTTCTCTGACCTTTGCCACAGCTGCTACAGCTGCCGGTGAGATGTCGATCAAACTTACTTCTGTAGGTCAGGGTCAGGAACAGTTCAAGCGCAAGAATGTGAGCATCTCTGCCACAGCTGGTCAGACCGCGAACAACATTGCATTGGCATTCCTTTCAGCTTTGACAGGTATCGCTCAGGGCAATCTGGTAGCGGCCACTCAATATCCTATCGTAGGTGTTGATTTCGCTACAGCTTCCATGGCAGCCATTCCAGGTGCTGTGATCACCATCACTGGTACTACTTTCTCTCTGACAGCTGACACTGAACTCGGT